CCATTACCTTGAGAATGCGCGACCAGAAAAAAAGCAACCGAGTCAATCAGAGGCAACTTGCAGAACTCACCGGACTTGATCCATCCGTTATCAGTCGCAAGACTTCTGCTGGCGATCTTTATCGGCATCCCGATGGCAAGTATGATATTGCTGCTAGCTTTCATGCTCTTAGGATCCCTTTGCCTGACAATCTTGGTTCTCTCTCTCTTGATGATCGTTCTCAAAATTCCGCTGGTGATTATGTCAACTTTGAGGAATGGCGAGCCAAGAAGGAAAAAGAAATGGCACTCATCAAGGCAATGGAGAGAGAAGAGTTAGAAGGTGCCTTGGTTCGAAAAGTAGACATCATCAAGGAAGTTCAAAACGCATTGGGTAACGTCAAGGCTCGCTTGTTGTCTATGCCGTCAAAGCTTGGGCCAGTGGTGGCCCATGAATCCAGTGCAGCCGTAACCAAAAATCTGATTGAAGATGCCGTCATTGAAGCACTCTCAGAACTCGCAGGATTTTTCGGAAATTCTGAACCAATGCTTTCAAGTCCTGCAACCTCCACCAAAGCTAAACGTGGCACAATGGGCGGAAGCCGAAAGGCGACTAAGTCCAGAAGCGTCAGCAGAACCAGGTCAATGGCAAAACCATAGAACGCCTTATCTGATCGGAATCATGGAAGCCGTTTCAGATCCGGCAGTTTCTGAAGTGGTAGCAATGTGTGGAAGCCAGCTTGGAAAAACGGAAGTTTGTCTAAACATCTGTGGCTATCATATGGCGCATGATCCAAGCCCAATTCTGGTGGTTCAACCTACACTAGAAATGGCGCAGGCTTGGAGCAAGGACAGACTCGCACCAATGCTCAGAGACACCCCAACCTTGCAAGGCAAAGTCGCAGATCCAAGAAGCCGAGATTCTGGAAACACCACGTTGCACAAGTCCTTTCCTGGCGGACACCTTACCGTCTGTGGTGCGAACTCGCCAAGCTCGCTGGCTTCTCGCCCAATCCGAATCGTTTTGTGTGATGAGGTGGACAGATACCCAGTGAGTGCAGGCGCAGAAGGTGATCCGGTGGCACTGGCTCGCAGAAGAAGTGCAACCTTCTGGAATCGCAAAATCCTTCAGGTTTCCAGCCCAACCATCAAAGACCAATCACGCATTGAGGCCGCATACAAGCGAAGTGACAGAAGACAGTTCTGGATTCCATGCCATGCTTGCGGTGAATTCCAGACCTTAGCTTTCAGACAGGTGCGCTGGCCTGAGAATGAGCCTGAAAATGCAAAATATCACTGCGAACACTGTGAAGAGCCTTGGACAGACGCCCACAGAATCAAGGCTTTACGCTTTGGCGAGTGGCGAGCCGAAAGGGATTTTAAGGGAACAGCAGGCTTCCACCTTTCAGGCTTGTACTCACCTTGGCAGACGATAGCAGAAGCAGCTCAAGAATTTGTGGTTGCCAAACAGTCCGCGCATACACTGCAAGGTTTCATCAACACCTTTTTAGCCGAATCTTGGGACATGCTAAACAGCCAAGAAGAAATTCCGTATGAATATTTATTTGCTCGAAGAGAATCCGGCTGGAGTGATGACGAGAAAACCGCACCGAATGGGATTGGAATTATTACGGCAGGTATTGACGTTCAAGATGATCGTTTATGCTACGAAATCGTAGGTTGGGGGAAAGGTGGCGCAAGTCCAGAAAACTGGTCACTTGAATATGGAACCATTTATGGCGATCCGAGCAGCCGCGAACTCTGGGAAAGGTTGGATGCTGTGCTGGTGCAAGGCTATACTTTGGAAAATGGCAAGGAACTCGCCATTTCAGCAGCATGCATTGATTCCGGTGGACACTATACCCAATCGGTTTATTCGTTCTGTAGGCCGAGAGAAGGCCGCAGAGTCTTTGCGATTAAAGGCATGGGACAGGAAGGGCGCCCAATCGTAGGGAAGCCAAGCCGAAACAATATTGGCAAGGTTCGACTTTACCCAATCGGGACATTTTCCGCCAAGGAGCAGATTTTTGCTCAGTTACGCATTGAAGAGCAAGGTGCAGGCTTCTGCCATTTCCCAATGTCGAGAGACCGAAGCTATTTTCTGGAACTTTTGAGCGAAAGACTCGCCACCAAGCACTCAAAGGGCTATGCAAAACGCGAATGGATCAAAACCAGAGAGAGAAATGAGGCGCTAGACTGTCGAGTTTATGCACTTTCAGCTTTAGCGATTTTGAACGTCAGAAACTTGGACAAGCTGACGAATAAAATCAACGAAATCGAAGAACCTCCACCACCTGTGCCGGAAGTGGATGAACCACCAATGCGAAGAAACCGACTTCGTATGCCAAAACGCTCTTGGATCAATGGATTTTAAATGAGAAGACCACCAAGAATGCCGTATATAACACCAAAGGAACTGCAAGCCTTGCTCGACATCAGTAAAAGCACAGCCTACCGATACTGTGAGAGTGGGCTAGTGCCGAGCTATCGGGTTGGAGGAAGGTGGCGAATCGAAAGCCGGAGCGATTACTTGCAATATCGCTAAATTCCCAAAATTCCCAAAATTCCCAAAATTCCCAAAATTCCCCATGAGCTTTTGCTTTTGCGCTAACAATAGCGCATGGCAATTGATCAGTTTGACCGCAACAACTACCCCACAACTGAGCCGGAAACCTTAATCGCTGGAGCCTTCTGGACATGGAGGCGTGACGATCTGGCGACACCTTACCCTATTGGCTCTTACTCTCTGAGCTACAACGCTCGACCTCATGGTGGTGCTACCGAAATCAGCTTTAGTGCCACAGAAGCCGAATCTACCTATTTTATCGAAGTCCCTTCTGCCACAACTGCCGGATATGCGTTAGGCACTTGGCATTGGCAAGCCTACATCATCCGCACTTCTGATTCTGAAAAAGTCCTAGTTTCAGACGGTTATTGGGAGATTGTTGGAGATTTCGACACCTCGACAGCAGATCCGCGCTCAACTGCTGACTACATGGTTGTGTACTTGGAGGCAACGCTCAAAGAACTAGCCCAGAAACACGCAAGCCAGTATGCGATTGCAGATCGGAACATGATCTTTGCCGATATTAAAAAAACGCGAGAAGAACTGAATTATTGGAAGTCTGAGCTGCGAAAAGAAATCAAGCGAGCCAGAAGAAATGCAGGCAAGCCCACAGGTGACGTAATCGCTACCCGATTTTCAGGATTAGGCTAAATGTGGCCTTTTAAGGGAGAGATTCCCGATTTGATTGGATCAGAAAAGCCCAAAGTGCAGGAATCTGCACCGAAGAGGCGTAAAAGAAACTACTTGGGCAACCAAGTAAGTTCTCTGCTCTCTGACTTTCTTTCGCCTGCAACGAGTGCAGACACTGAAATCAGAGCAGCCATCAGACGGTTGCGTGATCGCTCAAGGCAGTTGGCTCGAAATAATCCGTATGCCAAAAGAGCGTTGCAAGTCTACAGAACCATGATTGTAGGCCATGAAGGACTCACCTTTCAAAGTCGCGCCAGAAATCTTCCTTTAGTCAACGGAAGGCCAGACCCGAACACAGCCCAAGGGCCACTGGATCAAGTAGGCAATGCCAGGATTGAGCGAGCTTGGAAAGAGTGGAGCCAGCTTGGCAACTGTGAAGTCAGCGGCAAGCTTTCATGGGTAGATGTTCAGCAGTTGGTGATTGAAAGCGTACAGAGGGACGGTGAAGTTCTAGTCAAGCTAGTCCGAGACAAATCCTTGCCTTTTGGCTTTGGGCTTCAAGTCTTAGAAGGCGACTACCTTGATGAGCAGTACGACACCACACTTGCCAATGGCAACCGGATCATCATGGGGGTGGAACTCAATCGCTTTCATAGGCCAGTAGCCTATCATCTCTTTGTTGGCCCAGATCATCCGCTGGATTATGGCACAGTCGGAGGCTACCACCACGGCATGAGAAGGGTTCGAGTGCCAGCAGAAGACTTGCTGCACATTTACTTACCGGAGAGAAGCCAGCAAACCAGAGGAGTTCCGGCTTTTGCTGCCGTGATGGAATCGATGCACCAGTTGCAAGGATACCTGCAAGCCGAGGTGGTTGCCGCAAGGTTGGGTGCAGCAAAAATGGGATTTCTGCAAAGCCCAGAAGGTGACGGTTTTGATGGGGAAGACACCATTGATGATTACCAGCCCATTATGGACGCAAGTCCAGGCTCCATTCAGCAACTTCCAGCAGGTGTGAACTTTCAGGCATGGGATCCAACACATCCAACTACAGCCTTTAAGGATTTTCATTCTTCTGTGTTGCGCTCAATCGCTTCCGGCTTGGGAATCAGCTATGCCGAACTGAGTAATGATCTGACAGATGTCAACTACTCTAGTATACGCCAAGGCGCAATCTCAGAGCGTGATCATTACCGAATGTTGCAAAACTTCTTGATTACGCACCTCGCAAAACCAGTGCACAGAGAATGGCACAAAGTGCAGGTTCTCAGTGGCAGATTCGATTGGAGCATGGATAAGGCTGAAGCCAAGTTCATTCCGTCTGCTGAATTCAGAGGTAGAGGTTTCGCTTGGGTTGATCCTGCTAAAGAGATCAATGCCGCAGTGGATGCTGTTCAGTCTGGATTTATGAGCCTTTCAGATGTCCAGCTTCAATATGGGCGTGATCCTGAAGAAGTGTTCGCGCAAATTCAGCAGGACTTGGAAATGGCTGACCGTTACGGCTTGACGGTTGGACACTTCGCACCATTGGGGCCAAAGCAGCCTTTCTTCTTGGATCTGACCAATATCAATCAAGAGGACTTAGGTAACCAAGTTTCTGCTGGCAACAAAAAACCAGGCAGGCCACCAAATCCTGAAACTGAAGAATCTGATGAGTGAAGGACACAAGCCAACCAGTGGCATGATCGCAGAAGCCAAAAAGGGGCTTGCATGGCGCAGAGAACACGGCAGAGGCGGAACCGCTGTTGGAGTTGCCAGAGCAAGAGACATTTCAAACGGCAAAAATCTGAGTCTTAGCACAGTTAAGAGAATGAAGTCTTTTTTCGCTCGCCATGAAGTGGATAAGAAAGGCAAGGGCTTTAGCGCAGGAGAAGACGGTTATCCAAGCAACGGACGCATAGCTTGGGCTTTGTGGGGTGGTGATGCTGGAAAGTCTTGGTCTGAAAAGGTTGTCAACCAAGCCAACAAGCAAGAAGGGAAAAAAATGGAATTAGAAGATTTGCAAACACGCCATGTTGTAGACGTTGAGGAAACTGAAGACGAATACATTGTGGCTTTTGCCAAAATGAAGGCGGCAGAAGTGGCAGAAGAACCGGAAGAACGCAAGGCCAGCACAGGTGAACCTCTGAGCTTTCGAGTGGGTGAGATTGAACGTGGCTGGAGTTATGACAAAGAAAAGGACGATAGAAGAGTCAGGCTAGCCTGGGCTTCTCAAACTCCAGTAGAACGCGAATTTGGTTATGAAGTCTTAGGTCATTCTGAAGACGAAATTGATTTGAGTTTTGCCAGAAGCGGAAGAATGCCGCTTTTGTTAGATCACGACATGCGCCAGCAGATTGGCGTAGTCGAAAATGTAAGCCTTGACAGCTCTGCCGGAATCGCAAGGGCCACAGTCCGCTTTGGAAAAGGCGCACTGGCGGATGAGGTATACCAAGATGTCCAAGACGGCATCCGAACCAATGTTTCTGTTGGCTATAGCGTGAAAGGAATGATTCCCACTGACGAGGAAATCGATGGTAGAGGAGTCTTTCGAGTAAACGCTTGGTATCCGCAGGAAGTTTCAATTGTTTCAGTTCCAGCCGATAAAGGCGTTGGGATTGGTAGATCACTTTCTACAAAGGAAAAGAAAATGGAAGTTCAGGAAAAAACACAAAGCACAGCCCAGGTTGTTGCAGAGGCTCCACCAGTTCCAGTGATTGATGAAGCCGTAATCAAGAGAAATGTCATTGTTGAGCAAGGCCGCATTCGCTCACTAGCCAAGAGTTTTGGTAAGGATGACTTTGCAGAAGCTGCGATCAGAAGTGGGATGCCCTATCTGCAATTCGCAGAAGAACTAGGTGACGAAGTCCGCACCAATCCGCATAGTGTCCAGCCCAAGCTGACTAGAAAAGAGAAGCAAAACTATTCTCTGATTCGAGCAATTCAAGCCGCAGCGGACAACAATTGGGGTTCCGCAGGCTTTGAGAAAGAGGTTTCTGATGAAATTGCCAGCAGAACAGGCAAGCAACCTCGAAGCTTCTATGTACCAGATCACGGATACACGCACCAGAGAACCTTATCAGCCGTCACAGGCTCCAGCGGTTCAGGCTTTAGTGATTTGACAGTTGCCGAAAATCTGCTGACAGATCGCTTCATCGATGCACTGATTTCAACCTCCATTCTGGGACAGGTTGGGGCGACACGATTTGAGGGGTTGGTTGGTGATGTAAAAATCCCCAAGTTCAGCGCCAATGCCAGTGTCAGCTTCCAGACTGAAACCGGATCAGTTGCCAATAATGAGCCGGATTTTGGGCAGATTTCCATGACTCCAAAAACCGCAGCCAACAAAATCCAGATTTCACGCCAGCTTCTGCACCAAGGGCTGAATGGTAATCTGGAAACCACGCTCAGAAACCACATGGTGCGGTTATTCGCAGCCAAGCTGGATAATGTCGCGCTGAAAGGTGGCGGTTCCAATGAGCCGAGTGGTGTGTTGCAGACTACCGGAATTGGAGACGTTGAGAGTGCTGGAACCTCAGGCAATGCTGCTTTGACTTATGGCAACGTAGTCGACATCTGGAGCGAAGTAGCTGCAGACAATGCTCTGCTGGGAAGTCTCTATTGGGTGACTCATCCAAGAGTGGTTGGGAAGTTGATGCAGACTCTGGTTGCTGCCTCAACAGATTCCAGAATGATCATGCAGGACACCAATTCTCTGCTTGGTTATCCGCTGGTTCAGACAACCCAGATGCCTTCAAGTTCTCCTTACACTTTGCTGTTCGGAAACTTCACAGACCTCTACCTTGGCTTCTTTGGAGCCTTGGATGTGCTGGTTGATCCGTATGGTGCAGCCGGAAACTCAACGGTAAACCTCTACTTCTATCAGATGATGGACGTAGCCGTTGCCAGACCTGAATCATTCGCTGCAGCACAGGATGTGACTGTATAAGCAATGCTTCAACTGGATGAACTGAAGGATTGGTGCAAGGGGCAGACGGCTCTAATCATTTGCGGAAGTCCTTCTGCACCATCTGATGTTCGCCAGAGCGAATGGGAAGGAGCGCACTGGATAAGTGTGAATCAACACGCTGCGCTTCTTCCAGACTTGGCTTGGTGTTACGCCCATGATCCAAGCATGATCGAATTTTTGAGAGATGAGATTGGAGTTCAATGCCCGATTATTTCCCCACAGTTTGCCAAGCTTCACGGCAAAGACATCTATGCCGGAATCTGCCCTTGGGTGCAGCTCAGTGGCCCAGAGGCTCTATGGTGTGCGGACTTTATGGGATACCAGAAAATCTTCCTTTGTGGGGTGGACAGTTACGAACACACTAGGAGGGACTACTGGCACCAATTCGCAAAGCCAGAAAATGACAAAAGCTTCAAAGGCAAAAGAAACACCAGGAAAGCAGCTTGGGGGGAAATCATCAGCAAGTTACGAAGTCCAGAAAGAGTGAGAACCTTTAACTCGAACCTGAACGAATTACTGAAGGCAAGAAAATGAAAGTGCAAATCATCAGAAGCACAGTTGCAGATGGAATGGTAGTCAAAGCTGGACAGGTGGTCAGCCTGACGGTTGAATCTGCCAGAGAAATCATGCGTCTAGGAAAGGCGATTCCCTATGATGAGAAAGAGCCGCTGGCTGATCGCTCAGTGGGCTTGACCACAGAAAGCCAGCCCAAGC